TTTTATGGACCAGCCTCAAGTTCTCATCGCTGTCGTCAAACCCTAAAGCCCACGGAATGATATGGTCTAGTTCATACGCTTCACCGGCTAGAACCTTCCGCTTACAGATGTCGCATAGGCCACCGTCGCGGGTGAACAAACGAAGGCGGCGGGCTTTCGACATGGCCGGACGGGGTGGCGCGGCTGTCATGTCTCCAGAACCTCAATCCCGTGCAACGCCTTTGCCAATTTCACCTTAATGCGGTAAGCTGGCAGCTTCTTGGTGGCCGGACTTTTGACGTCCTCGACAACCAACTGACACCGCGCAACGTCCCAATACTGAAAGTCGGGAATCCAGTCACAGACCTTCATCCCATTAACGATCATCGGAATGCGCTTCTGGCGCTCAAGGTGTGAGATTTCATCGGCCCGTTGCAACAGGCACAACTGCGACCACCGCCGAGCCTCCTTCGCACTGTCAAAGACGATGCCTTCAACAGTGGTTTTCACGTTCCGGTATTTGGTAACCTTCACCGGCGCCCCTCAATGTTAAGTTCCTCAATCGAGAGAGCGCGAAGGGCCGCATAAATCGGAGCGCGGGCCTTTTTGGCTTTGATGACCTTCGCCAGTTCGTCTTTCAGCGCGTTACGCTGGCGAGCAATCTCGGCAAGGCGTCGGGCTTTCACGGCGGATGGAGCCATGTTGAGTGCGCCGACTGCCATTAGCGCCCGGTATTCTGGGTCATTGGCGACGTTGCGAGCGCCTTCTACGCTTGTATAGAAGGGGTGATGCGGAAAATCATCCTTAACCGCCACTAAAACGACCTTCGGGCCGAAAAACAAGCGCCAAGCCTTCTTCAAATATGTGACCACGTTATCCTCCTAACGATGCTTGAAATGTTGGTGTGACTTACGCCGTACTCGCGACCCAGCGAGCGAAACCCGACGCCGTTAGCGGCCTTTTCTCTGATTTCTCTGACCGATCGGTTGGTCAGTTTTGCTCCTGTGCTTTCTTCACCTTTCGGCGGGCTTGGATTAATCCAAGCCGTGCCGTGACGCACCGCGTCTTGGTAGTTTTCAGCACAAGTTCCAACGGCGAGGTGCGAGGGGTTGCAGCAGTGGCGGTTTCCGCACAAGTGCCGCGTAACGGTGTTGTTGGCGCGGCCAGATATTTCGCCGGTTGTCAGAAACGCGGCCAGTCGCGGTGCGCTAATCGGGCGACGGTTCGGCTTTTCTCCCCAATAGAGAGCGCCGTACTGTCCTGAGTAAGACCCAAGCCAAGGCCAGCATCCGTCCTCCCCGTCTGATCGGTCCATAAGCGCCCAAAACTGTTGCTCGGTGCGTACCGATATTTCAGGGCGCCTCCCCTTGCATTGTTTCATCGCGCGGCCTCCAAAGCCTGCATGGCCAAGGCAACGCGCCCCGGAATAGCAAGCTCGCCGTTAGCGTAGCGGTGGATAGTCGCGCGGCTCATTCCGAGAGTTTCGGCAAGTTGCGTTTTCCAGCCATGCTTTCCGTATAGGCGCTGACCGGCGGTGATGAAGGTTTCTTTTTCCATGACGCCAGAATACACGCAACGGAACATGGCGCAACAAAAAAGATGACGGGCGCAACAAATAGCGCTTGACGCCCTCCCCGGTGCCGTGTTTTATGGTGGCAACAAGGGAGAGACGTTATGCCGATTGAAGAAATGACCAACACCGACCTGGCCGCCGCGCATCGCGAGCTGATGGCTAAGGCTTGGGTGGCTCGCGCCGCTAACGACATCGACACGGCGCAAAAATATCTGCGCTTTATTATGCCAATGACCGCCGAAATGGCTCGCCGCATGAGGGCAATGTAATGAAGATGTCGAAAGAACTCTGCAAGCTGGACGACGATATGTGGGAGGCGCATCGCGACTACGCGCACGAAAACGATAAAGACTGGGCCAACGCGGACGAACTGCGCGAAGACGGTCTGAAGATCGGTGAGGACGCCTTCGCTCTCGACCCAAGCGGCGATGAAGCCGAATACGAAGACCACATTGAAGGCGACCTGAAAAAGTTTTTTCAGCCCTTCCAGATGGGGGTTGTTTCTGCTGCCGCTTATTACCGTTACAGGGAGCTGCAAGAGGAAGCCGCATCTAGGGCTGACAAGGCTCTCGCCGTAGCTGCTGACATTGCGGGGGTGGCGTGATGGCCAAGCGTTACACCTTTACGACCTGTCTCTCGTTTGGAACGGATGGCGAGGCAGATTTCTGCGAACTTGACGCCACGGTGTCGTTTGCCTTCACGCCGGGCCGCGCTGCTGCCCCGCCCGCATACGACCACGGCGGGCTGCCCGCAGACCCGCCTGAGATTGACGACATACGGGTTGAGTTGATTGATGGGCGCCCTGTGACTGCTGGCGAATGGGAAACCATCGACGCAATCCTTGACCAGTTTGCGACTGGCGATTTTGACGAAGCCATGATGGATGAGGTGACGGAATGAAAGACCTTTACATTGAAGAGTATGACCGCCTTGTCAGCCTTTACGAAGAGCAAGGCATGACCGAGGCTGACGCCCGCGCATTGGCTGAAGACGAGGCTTATGACGCAGCGTGTGACCTTATTGCTGACAAGGCAGACAATGCCCGTGATGCCGCTAAAGACAGGGACTTGTGATGACCGATGTTATCGACGCTTTTCGAAGCATCCGTCATTCTGGCCAGTTTGAGCCGTGTATGTCGGCGCTGACTGCTGCCATTGGTGACGTTGAGCGCCTGGCCGACATAACGCCTGACCAGATGGAACGGCTATGGAAAGCCACAGCGCGGCTGGGCAACGCAGTAGCGGCTAAGTCTGATGACTGACCGCCCGCTTGCCCGGTTTCACGAAGGCCAGCTACAGCTAGACCGTGGCGGCGTTTACGAATCCGCCACCCGTCTTAATGTCCTTGTGATGCTGCAATCATTCCAGCACAAGCCGGGACCAGACGCAGAACGATACGTCCATTTTTGTCGTAACGCTCTGCAACAATACGATAAGGCAATGGAGGAAGCCAAATGCGAAGCAGCGACACACTAATCAAAATCAGCCCCGCGCTGGTCAAGGCCATCAACGCAATCGAGGGAGTGAAAAAGGGCGCGGATAACCCGTTCTTTAAATCCAAGTATGCCAACCTCGAAAGCGTCATTGAAGCCGCCCACGACGCTCTGTCGGCTAACGGCTTGGCCGTAATGCAAGGCCCCGGCCCGATGGACGGGAACTGCATCACGCTTACGACCCGCCTCGTTCACGAAAGCGGCGAATGGATTGAGACAGACTTTTCCCTTCCCGCTGGCAAGATGGACCCGCAAGCGGCTGGGTCGGCAATCACATACGCTCGCCGGTATTCCCTGATGGCCATGCTCAATATGCCAGCGGTGGATGACGACGGCGAGGCGTCTATGCCCCGTTCAACCAAGCCCGGCGAGCCTAAGAACCCGAACGTAAGCGTTCACCCTGAAGGCCCTGACTGGTATAAAACCGAAGGCGCTGGAATGAGCGCTGCCAAGGCTAAGGCCGAGGGGCTGGGCGAAAAGGTGAACCAGTGGCTTGGCGACCTTGAGACTATTCCAACCGTTGCCGCTCTGCGAGATTGGGCAGACGAAAACGGCGACACCATCCGCACCATGCCGAAGGGTTGGCGCATTGAAGTCCGCGAGGCATTTGACCGGCGCGGACGTGAACTGGGAGCAATGTAATGGCGTATGAGCAAAAGCCCGGAGACATTGCCGTCTTCAAAGAGCGCGAAAAGCGTAACGATAAAGCGCCAGATTGGCGCGGTAATCTGATTGTCCCTGAAGGCGCAAAGCCGGGCGACAAGCTGGAAGTGGCGTTTTGGGCCAAAGGCGACAACGGAACGATGTTGGCTGGATCGGTAAAGTTCCCGATGCAGCGCGACGCTGGCCCAGCGCGTGAAGCCCCGCCACAGCGCGGTGCCAGGTTCGACGATGATATTCCGTTCTGATGCTCGTATCAGACGACGATATGCATGACGTGTTGGCGGTCCTTGGTGATGAATCAGGGGCCGCGCACCGCGCCGCGCATGAATATCTGGATGCTCTAACAAAGACGGTTCTTGCCGAACTGATGGGCGAGAGTGACGCAAAGTCAGCTACGGAGCGAGAGCAATGGGCGAGAGCGCAGCCACGGTTCAAAGACCATCTAACGAAGGTCGGGGCGCAAGCGAAGGCGGATTACACAGCCCGCCAACGATATGCGGCGGCGAACGCCAAGATGGAGGTCTGGCGAACGCAGAACGCCAACAACCGGGCGGCGGAACGCCTCCGCTAACAATCTGGACCCCGTGGTCCGTGAGAAAGCAAGATTACCGACGATGAACGACCCCATAACCTCCGTCCGTTCCTACGCCTGTCCAAAAAGCAGGGCCGCGCGTGACCGATGGCTTGTCCACCGTGCAGAGGCTGGAATGCCAGTGTTTCGCATCGCGGATAAACATGGGGAGCCGCCGGGAGCGTTTATGCGCCAGTTTCAAAAAGCGCAAAAATAATTACGCGGGCTGTTGCGTAACCGGAAACGGTGTGGGATAAGGGTGCATCAAAGGGAGAGAACGACATGGCCCGCCAAGCCGCCGAACAACAAATTGCATCCGACCTGAACCTGATCGACATGATTGAGGCTTTCGGTTCCGCATCCGCCAAACGCGCGGCCCGCAAGCAACACAAAGCCATCATGGCCCAGATTAAGGCTTGGAATGTTGAGGACGGCTTGGCGGATATGTCGGCTGATGACCTGATGAAGGAACTGGCGGCATGACCGAGGAAACCGGCGCTTACATCTTGCACCCCTTTGGGACGCTCGCCTTTGCATACGACAAGGCGCAAACGTGGGCCGATTGCATGGCCCGCCCGTTTTTTGTGTGTGAATACGCTAAAGGCAAGTTCGACGCATTTTCCGACGCGACGGCTCGCCGTGTGGTCGCAAAGATATGCCCGCAATGACCGCCACCCTCCGCATTCAACGCGCCCGTTCCCGCCAAGCCCAGTCAGGAGCAAAGCGTGTCGAGGTAGTGCTAGACGCTGGCCAGCTTGCCGATCTGCAACGCATCAAAGACCGTTACAGCTACACGACGGCAGACGCTATTTCCTACGCCATTAGCGCCGCACTAGTCGTTATGGCGCGGGACACCCCATTGAGCAGCTAGGAGTTAGAGGGCCTAGTGGGCGCGGAATAACGGGTTTCACCGGACCCGCCGCGCCCTGCTCAACCTAAAAAAGGAACCATCCTTGTATATCATCGGCTCATTTGACCGCTTCTTCTCCGGCTATATCCGCAAGGAATACACCCGCGACCTAGAAGACGGACACGGGCAGTATCTCCCGTGCATTATCCACGGCCTGAGAGTGGTTCAAGGCCAGTCCTTACAGTTCCAGTGCGTCCTGACTGAGTATGGAGCCGGGGCGGGGTTTCTGGCCCCCATTGAGGCTTTCTGCTGGAAGATACCCGACAAGCCCCGCGCTCCGGGTGAACTTGTCGATTACACCTATGTCCAGCCGTGGGACTGTTTCTCAAGCGAGTTTGGCGTTCACGCGTTTGAGTTCAATCGCCGCATGAAGGCGCAGATTCTGCCAGACCGGCGCGGTGCTCGGTATCGGTTTTCAATCGACTTCACCGGCTCATCGCTGGCCGACATGAGCGAGCAGCACAAGCACCTGCACGTCATGGAGATGGATGACGGCACGATAGGCGCTTTCCCGAATAACAAAGTGTGCTGGGTTGAGCCTGCTATGTGGCGGGAACCGTTTAAGGACCGGCCTGATTTCAAGGCGTTGTCTGGCGAATGGATGGCGGAATAACCGCATCTTGACCCACTAAGACCCTTAAGGCATTATCCATCCCGCTCTACGGCCCCGCTACGGCTTAAGCCTAGACGCAAACCAAAGGCTTTAAGATGACGCTGGCACAGTTTGCCCAAACCATTTTGAGGCCCGCAACACTGAGAATGATCGGCCTTCCAGACACAAAGGAAGGAAATGCAGCTCTTGACAAAATCGTTGAGCAAATGCGCCGTGAGTAACATGGACAAGGTTCAGGCCGTCTTGTCTTACGTCGAAGGCGGTATGAGCGAAAGAGCTGCTTGTGACAAGGCTGGGATTAGCCGCGCTACGTTTAGAACGACGGCGCTGAGAGCATCGGCGGGCGACCAATACGCGCGGGCGCTTGAAGGTTTGGCGCTCGACCAGATTGAGAAGCTTGAGCAGACCATTCAGGATATGCGGGACGGAAGCCTTGACCCTGCTATTGGTCGGATTGAGGTTGATGCTCGCAAATGGTTTGCGTCTAAGTTCCTGCCGAAACAGTTTGGCGACAAGCTGCAACAGGAAGTCTCTGGCCCTGATGGCGGCGCTCTGTCGGTCACATGGCTGAAACCAGAGTAATCCCCTACGCCCCTCGCCGGGTGTTCCTGCCGTTCCACAACCGGACGCAACGTTTTGCCATCGGGGTGGCTCACAGGCGCTGCGGTAAGACGGTGGCTTGCATCAATGACATGATCCGCAATGCGGTGGTGTCCGACAAGCCCCATTATCGAGCGGCCTATCTCGCGCCTTACCTGAAGCAGGCCAAGGACGTGGCATGGGAATATCTGAAACGATACAGCCAGCCGATCTGGGCCAAGCCGCCAAACGAATCAGAACTGTATGTCGAGCTAATCGGCGGCAAACGCATCAAGATTTACGGTGCTGACAACCCGGATGCCCTGCGCGGTGGCTACCTGGATGACGCCACGCTGGACGAATATGCTGATATGTATCCCGGCATCTTTGGCTCTATCATCCGCCCGATGCTGGCTGACCGCCAAGGCACAGCTACATTTATTGGAACGCCAAAGGGACGTAACGCGTTCTTTGACCTGTTTGAGCGGGCCAAGACGGACCCGGACTGGTTTCCGTTCTTTCTGCCAGCGTCTGAGACAGGCATCCTGCCGCAGTCCGAATTGACCGCTGCTGCAAAGGAAATGACGCCAGAGCAGTATGAACAAGAGTTTGAATGCTCGTTTGAGGCGGCAATCATCGGTGCTTACTACGGTAAGGACATGGCCGAGAGCGAGCGGGCTGGACGGATCACAGACGTGCCATATGACCCTGCGCTGCCGGTATACACGACGTGGGATTTGGGCATAGGCGACAGCACGGCCATCTGGTTCTGGCAGGCCCACGGGTCGGAAATCAGGGTCATCGACTTCTATGAAGCCAGCGGGGAGAGCATCGAGCATTACGCCAAGGTGTTGCAAGCCAAGCCTTACAAGTATGAGGCCGATTGGGTGCCGCATGACGCGAGGGTCAGGGAACTAGGCACGGGCCGCACCAGGATTGAGACGATGCTGACGCTCAAGCTCAAGCCGAAGCTGGTCCCCAACCACAAGGTGCTAGACGGTATTAACGCCGGTCGCGTTCTGTTCCCGCGCATCTGGTTTGACCGTGACAAGTGCAAGGACGGGCTGGAGTGCTTACGCCAGTATCGTGCGGACTATGACGACAAGGCCCGCGTGTTCCGTGATGGGCCTAAGCACGATTGGACCAGCCATGCTGCCGATGCGTTCCGATACCTTGCAATGGCCTATCGTGAGATTAAGCCGGAAGCCAAGGCAGCTGATGCGCCAATCAAGGGCATTCGCGATATGACGTGGGATGACCTGTTAGCTAACCAGCCGGTGCACACGGGTTACGAACGCGCATGATCGTTCTATCGACAAGCGGACCCGCGCACGATATGTTCCCCTGAACGCTTGCGAGGGGCTATGCTTCCCGACGAACCTGAAAATCAAGACGGCATTGACCTTGTTACCAAATGGATTGAGGAAATCAATCTGTCTGAGCGCGAGTTACAGCCGTGGTGGAAGGCTGGCGACATCATCGTCAGGCGGTTCAAGAATGAGAACCGAGCAAGGGGTGGTGGCCGTCCGTCCGTAGGCTATGAGCGTCGGCGCTTTGCTATCCTGTGGTCTAACGTCTCGACCCTTCAGCCTGCTATTTATGCCAAGCAGCCGGTGCCGATGGTTGACCGGCGCTATCGTGATGAAGACCCGGTTGGCAAAGTGGCCTCTGAAGTTCTGGAGCGGGCGCTTGGCTTTAGCCTAGACCAGTATGATTTCGACGGGCGCGTAAAGTTGTGCGTTCTGGACTATCTGTTGCCAGGTCGAGGCCAAGTGTGGGTGCGATACATCCCGCATATGCGCGAGGTCAACGCAGAGCAGGATTACGAACTGGGCGAAGGCGTTCAGGACGATGACGACACCGAGGTTGGCGAGGTCGAGACGCCGGAAGCCACTGAGGAAGTGGTTTACGAGGAAGTTCAGTGCGACCACGTTTCATGGAAAGACTGGCTGACTAACCCTGCGCGTGAGTGGGCTGAGGTTCGTTGGGTTGCCCGGCGCGTCTATATGACAAGGGCAGAACTGACGGAACGTTTTGGCAAAGACATGGCCAAGAACGTCCCGATCACGACGACCTCAACCGGCACGGATACGGCCTCGGATGCTCAAAAGCAGTCCAGCCAAACGGGCGAGGTCTATGAGATTTGGGACAAGCCCACCAAGATGGCCTATTGGGTCTGCAAGGGCTACACGGGCGGTGTGCTGGACAAGCGTGAAGACCCGCTGGGGCTTACGAACTTCTTCCCCTGCCCGCCTCCGCTTAATGCCACGACGGCGAATGACAGCACGATCCCGGTTGCCGATTACGTCCAGTATCAGGACCAAGCCGAGGAACTGGACGAATTGACGGCCCGCATTGGCAAGCTGCAAGATGCGCTGCGGATGGTGGGTGTGTATGCCGGTGAAGCCAACCGAGAGCTTCAGCTTGTGTTCGCGCCGGGGAACGAGAACAAGCTAATCCCAATCGACACGTTTGACCTGTGGAAAGAGAAAGGCGGCGTTCGCGGCCTGATCGAGTGGGTGCCGGTCGATATGGTCATTCAGGTGCTAAAGGGCTGCTATGAGGCCCGCTCGCAAGTCCTGAACGACATCTACCAGATCACCGGCCTGTCGGACATCATCCGGGGCGAGAGCAATCCTAACGAGACGGCAACGGCTCAACGGATGAAGGGCCAGTGGGGTTCGCTGCGTGTCCGTGACCGTCAACGCGACCTGCAACGGTTCTGCCGTGACGCTATCCGGCTCAAGGCCGAGATTATCGCAGAGCATTTCAGCATCGACACGCTGAAGGCTATGACAAACGTCAAGCTCCTGACTGCGGCTGAAAAGCAGCAGATTGAGCAAATCATGCCGCTGATCCAGCAAGCGCAACAATCTAAAATGCCTATCCCGCCCGGCTTGGCTCCTGACCCTGCTATGCTGGAACTGATGGCCCAGCCGACATGGGAAGAGGTGCAAGCCCTTCTCCGCGATGATGCGCTGCGTTCGTTCCGCATCGACGTTGAGACCGATTCGACGGTTCAGCCGGATGAGAACGCGGCCAAGATGGCGTTTACCGAGTTTACCAGCGCGATTGTGGGCCTGATGTCGGCTGCGGCAAGCATCGTTCCGTCTGCGCCTTACACGGCTCCGCTGTTTGCCGAGGTGCTGAAGCAGGGCGCTCGCACGTTCAATGTCAGCCGGTCGATGGAAGACGTGATTGACAAGGTGTTTGAGCAGGCCGAGGCCGCACCGCCTGTTCAGCCGCAAGGACCGCCACCGCCCGATGAAAGCGCAATGCAAGTTGAGCAACTGAAGTCCCAAACGGCCCAGATGCAGGCCCAAATCGAGCAGCAGCGGACACAAATGGAAGGCCAGCTTGGCATGGCTGAACTTAACCTAAAAGGCCAAGAGCTTCAGGTGAAGGCTGCGGCCCTCTCCCGTGACCCAACCCCTCAAGGAATAGCATAATGGCCAACGAACCTTACAACGAAGTCGTCTATAAAGCGGCTGAGAAGATTATCGCCGGTATCGGCACGTCAACGACACCGCTCCCGACCACGGGTATCGGCTTTGTGTCCTCGGCTACCTTCACGCCCACCGCTGCGGCGTATGCAGCCGGTGACATTATGGAGGGCGCAAAGGCGTTTACTCTGGTTGGCCCAACTGGTGGCGGTGCCATCCTGATCACGAACACCAGGCTGCGGGTTGACCATACGGCGGTCATCTCGGGCGAGACTAGCTACACCATCCAACTCTATACGGTGACCCCGCCCTCGGCCTTGGCTGACAACGCGGCTTGGGACCTGCCCTCGGGCGACCGGGCGTCTTACGTCGGGTCTATCGCTCTGGGGACTGTGGTGGACGTTGGTTCGACCCTTTACGTCGAGCAGACCGGCCTGACCAAGCAGATCACGGTTCCTGCTGGCGGCTCGCTGTTTGGCTATCTGGTAACCAACGGCGCGTTCACGGCCACCGCTGCGGCCCGTGTCGTGACCTTGATGGCCCTGTCCGCATGAGGGCGTCGCTCCGACAGGTTTTGTTTAGGTCTGCTGGCCTTGACCTGAACTTTGCGGGCGGCGTTTTCAGCCTGAACAACACCCGCACGGATAGCCCTGCCGCTATCCCCGGCTGGTCATTCTCCCGCACGGACACGAACGGCACGGCGACTGCGCTGGACCTCGCGGGGAACGTCATCCAGTTCCCGTCGCGGACGAACCTGATCCTTCAGTCGCAGACGTTCGACAATGCGTCGTGGACCAAGAACGCTTGCACCGTTACCGCTGACCAAGCTATCGCGCCGGATGGGTCGCTTACCGCTGATTTAGTTACAGACAACTCCACTTCCGGCACGTCACTTGAGCAATCGGTCACGGTGTCCAGTGGTGCCATTTGCACCGCCAGCCGCTTTATTAAATACGATGACGTGCCGTGGATTCGTTTTGTTATTGGCGACGGCGTAAACTTTATCCGCGTATGGTTTAACGTCCAAACAGGCACTGTCGGGACCATCGTAGCTGCTGGCACGGGCGGCAACGCATCAGCTACCATAACGCCAGCGGCTAACGGGTTTTACCGTTGCACCGTAACGGGAAGCCTGACGGGGGTAACAAGCTATGCGTTTTTCACCACTACCGCTACGGCAGACGCAAGCGTAACGCGGGTCAGTGGAGGCAAGCGCTTGGAATGGGGCGCTCAACTCGAAACCGGCTCCACCGCCACTGCCTACATCCCCACCACGACCGCTGCCGTCACCGTCGTCCTTCCCCGCATCACGAACCGGGGGATACTGGTTGAGGAAGCGCGGACGAACAGCATCCGCAACAGTGTCGCGGCGGGCGCTGTCGCTGGAACGCCGGGAACGGCACCGACGAACTGGTCAGTCTCGGCAGGCACAACCAGCCTGTCAACTCAAGTCGTTGCGACCGGGACCGATGCGACCACAGGCGCGACATTTGTCGAGATCAGATTTTTCGGGACGACCACGACCGGCGGAACCGTGCAAATAAGACTTGAGGCTGGCAACTCGATTGCCGCCACAAACGCACAAGCGTGGTCAGCGTCAGTATATGCTGCGCTTGTTGCGGGATCGGTGTCGGGCTTTACGGCTGTTCCGTTTCTTCAGTTTGACATGAATAACGCCGCCGGCGGTTATGTTGGGAACTCGACAAGCACGGCGCTGACAACAACCTCCACAATGACGCGGTCAGTCGTTAACTTTACGACAAACCAAGTTTTGACCGCTTTTGTTTTTCCATACATTGCAATTACTCCCGGCACCGGCAAGACCGTCGATTTCACCCTGCGCGTTTCGCTCCCTCAAACCGAACTCGGAGCCTTCGCCACCTCCCCCATCATCACCACAGGAGCGGCGGGGACGCGGGGGGCTGATGCAGCTTCAATCGTGCTTCCGTCGAATGTGTCGAGCTACACGGCGACCTATAACAACGGAACGACTGCAACAGGTGCGGTTACGGCGGGGGCTACGTTCGATCTTATAGCGGCCCGCCCGTGGTTGAACGGATATCTGCAAAGGTTCCGAGTTACATGACCCGCCGCCTCGGACTGCTGGCCGCGTTTGCCTTCTCCGGCCTGTTCTGGTGGTGGCTGTTCACCCTGCTGCCGTCCGGTGGCTCAGACTGGCGAGACAGGCCCCCGACCCGCTTCCAAGGCGACGCAACGGCGGGCGTGGTGTTCACGACCGAGGCAAGGGTCCAGCGTATGTGCCCACAGGTTCGCTACGCCGTGGGCTGCACGGTCGGCGGAACGATCTATGTGCCAAACCCCTGCCGCTGGGGTGACGGCTATTCGACATTGCTGTGCCATGAACTTGGCCACGTCAACGGATGGTCGTCCGAGCATGAGAGGTAAAGCGTGAGCAGAGCAACTTATCGCAAGTGCCAAGCGTGTGGCGACATCCACGAACTGTCGGCATGGCCGCGTGAGTGCTTGGAGCAGTTCAAGCGCAAGCGTTCTGAGTTGTCAGCGCCGTTTATTCGGGCTGACGGCATGGACCCAATTATGAACCACGCCAATGGCATGATGTATGACAGCCGGTCAGCCTACGAGCGCGGCGTCAAAGATGCGGGATGCGTAATTGTTGGCGATGACAAGCTAACGCCAAGCCCACGGCCTGTGCTGTCTGACCGTGAGCTTAAGCAGGACATCAAGACGGCGATTGATCAGGTGGAGGCCAGACTATGAGCGACATGGAAGACGACATTCGGGCTGCAATGGCCGAGGTTAGCGGTATTGCGCCAGAACCTGCGCCCGTTGAGGAAGTGGTGGTTGCGCCAGAAGCCGTTATCGAGGCAGAAACGCCCCATGATGACAGCGAAAAGGCAGCAGACGGGCGTGTAAGAGGCCCAGACGGCAAGTTTATTGCCAAGGCACCGGAAATGGTGCAAGATACTCCCGACCAGCCCTCGGAGGCAGTCGCGGACCCTGCTGCAAAGCTCGCCATCCGCGCCCCGGCTTCGTGGTCACCTGCGGCTAAGGCTACGTTCGATAAACTGCCCCCGGAAGTGCAACAGGCTGTTGCAAAGCGGGAACAGGAGATCGATCACGGACTGCGGCGCAAGTCTGAGGAAGTGAAGCGGTATGAACCGCTGGAACAAGTGCTTGCCCCTCGCCGCGCTCAATGGGCCGCGCAAGGGATGGATGAAGTTCACGCGGTCAAAACGCTGCTTGCGGCACAAGACCTGCTTGAAAAGAACCCAATGCAAGGGCTTGAGTTTCTGGCCCGTTCGTATGGCGTGAATTTGAACACGGCCCAGCCGCAGGGACAGCCATACCAGGCCCAGCCCGCGCGAGACAGCCACCCCGAGATTGCAGCCCTTAAGCAGCAACTCCAAATCCTGCAAAGCCAAGTCCAGACGGCGCAGACCGCGCCTATCGTCAGCCAAATCGACGCATTCCAGAACGACCCTGCTAACCTGTATTTTGAGAACGTCCGCGATGACATGGCGGTCCTCTTGCACAACGGGAAAGCGTCGGACCTAAAGGAGGCGTATGAGATGGCTTGCTGGATGAGGCCGGATATTCGCCCGTTCCTGCAAACAGCGCAGGCCCCGGCGGCTCCGGTGCAAGACAAGGCGGCGCAGGCGCGACGGGCGGCTGTCAGTGTCACCGGGTCTCCGGGTCAAACCCGTATTCCCAAGTCCAATGGATCAATCGAGGACGACATCCGCGCAGCTTTTGAAGAAGTTGCCGGTGCGGCCTAGGAGAACTTAAATGACCTCCCCGAATCTTTCGGAAATCGCAACCACGACCCTGCGTAATCGCACGGGTAAGCTGGCTGACAACGTTACCAACAACAACGCGATTCTGTCGCGTATGAACCGTCGTGGCACCATCAAGCCGGTGTCCGGTGGCCGCACCATCCTGCAAGAGCTGGAATACGCTGAGAACGTCACTTATCAGCGTTATTCGGGCTACGAAGTCCTGAACATCTCGCCCAGCGACGTGTTCACCTCGGCTGAGTTTGACTGGAAGCAAATCGCTGTCAACGTGACCATGAGCGGTCTGGAGCAACTGCAAAACTCCGGCGTTGACGCTATCATCGACCTGCTGGCCTCGCGTATCAAAAACGCGGAAAAGACCATGCAGAACGGTGTGGCTGAAGACCTCTACTCGAACGGCACGGCTTCGGGCGGCAAGCAGATTGGTGGCCTTCAGCTTCTCGTGGCTGATGACCCCACCACTGGCACTGTCGGTGGCATCAACCGCGTGAACTGGAATTTCTGGCGTAACCAGAAGTTCCAAGCGACCTCGGACGGTGGTTCGGCTGCCTCGGCTGCCAACATCACCCGCTTCATGAACAACCTGTATCGTAAATGCTCGCGCGGCACCGACAAGCCGGACCTCATTCTGTGCGATGACAACTACTTCTCGTTCTATGAGTCCTCGCTGCAAGACATCCAGCGCATCACCAACCCGAATGAAGCGGACGCTGGTTACGTCTCGCTGAAGTTCAAAGGCACTGACGTGGTGTTCGACGGTGGTTTCGGCGGGGCTTGCCCAGCCAACCATATGTATATGCTGAACACCGGCTACCTGCACTGGCGTCCTCACAAGGACCGCAACATGGTTCCGCTGGAAGAAGTCCGTTCGATCAACCAGGACGCTATGGTCAAGCCTATCGTTTGGGCTGGCAACCTGACACTCTCGAACGCCTTCCTTCAGGGCGTCCTGTTCCAAACCTGATCCCCTTAGAAAGGAGACATTAAAATGGCTGCTACAGCTGCTACGGTCTTTGCGACCATTCCGCTTGCGGGGATTGATCTGGACGACAAGTCCTCGACCCCTGCGTTTGCCGTCAACCTTCGTGTTTACGGCAATGATGGCCGCAATCACATCTATGCGCGGGCTTCGGAGGCTCTGTCCTCGACCGAAACCATCAAAATTGGCACCAACGGCTCTGCGTCGTCGGATTCCGGTTCGGCTGGCTGGACGACTAATACGACCGGAGGCGTTACCGCTGGCCAGTATTTCTGGGCCAAGCGCACCGCTCTGTAGGTCTTTCGCCTGCCCTAGCCTCCACTAGGGTTTGCTGTTAGCTTAACGGCCTCCGGTTCCGACTGGGGGCCGTTTTGCTATGGAGGTAGCATGATCAATGTTGTCAGCGTCCGCGTCGGGACCAAATACCCGATTGAATACGTTACCAAGCTGCATGACGGCATTGCCCGGCATCTGGACGAAGAGCAGCGCCATTGGTGCCTGACGGATAGGCCGGACGAACTGCCAGAAGGCATTACGGCTATCGCGCACAATCCCGATCTGCCGGGCTGGTGGCAAAAGGTCTATCTGTTCTGCGAAGAAGATATGCCGTGGGAGTTAGGCGACGATGTTCTTTATATGGACCTTGACGTATGCGTGACCGGCAGGCTTGAGGAACTGCCGCATGGCATCATTCAGGACTGGCACTGGCCGACTTATAACAGCAGCGTCATGCGCTGGCAGTTTGGCGACCATTCCGACATCTGGACGTGGTTTGAGCCTGAGTTTATCGACCTGCCATCTGATACCCTGCAAGGCTTGCTGCCCAAAGGCCAAGTGAACGGCGGGGATCAAGAATGGATTAGTCAAATCAGCACGTGGGACACGTTTCCCGCTGATATGTTTGTGTCATACCGGAATGCGGTATCATGGCCCCCTGAGACGGCTAAAGCCGTTATCTTTCACGGCCAGCCTAAGCCGCATGAAGTGACTGAGGGGTGGGTGCCAGGTGTCTGGCGCGTCGGTGGTTACACGGCCATGCCAGAGCTAAAGGGCATGAACGTCACGCATGATTTTGCCTATGCCAACGTGCGGACAAACGTGCAGCGGGATTTGGCGTGGTTTTCCGGCTTTGGGGATCAAGACAAGGCTTGCGTCGTTGTGGGTGGCGGTCCTTCGCTTGCGGACAGTGTGCAGGCCATCAAGGACCATCGCAGACGCGGCGCTAAGATTATCAGCGTCAACAATGCGATGCGGTATCTGATTAAGCACGGCCTAACCCCAGACGGTCACGTCATGCTGGATGCGCGGGAAGAAAATCTGCACATGGTCGAGGATGCGCCAATGTCCGTGCGCTATTTCCTCGCTTCTCAGGTTCATCCGTGCGTGTTTGATGCTCTTTCGGGGCATGATGTTGTGCTGTGGCACAATGCGATGGGTTCGGGTGACGAACTTATGGACATTATCAAGCCGTGGTTTGACGAAGGCCCTGACCAGAAGCCGTGCG